CTGAGTGGGCAACTATAGTGAAGGCTTTTGAGGCACAAAATTTTTCCGAGGAACAGGCACTAACCCAAGCTCGCCTAGCTCGGATACTAAGAGTAGAGAACTATAACCACAAGAAAGGAACAATACGATTATGGAACCCAAGCTAATCGGACTAAGCGGTAAGAAACAATCGGGGAAGGACACGGTGTATCAATTGGCTGACTCTCTAATGGAGGATGCTAAGATTGGACGGATAGCCTTTGGCGATGCTGTAAGGCATGAGGTCAGTGAGATCACAGGATATAGAATGGATTTCATTGAGGAGCATAAGTCAGCGTTCAGGACTCTCCTACAGGTGTGGGGTACTGACTTCAGGCGGCACTTCAATGGTTCAGACTACTGGCTAGAGAAGATGGCCGAGGTGCTGGACAAGGCGAGTGGTCATTACGATGTTCTATTCATCACTGACGTTCGATTCAGTAACGAGGCTGAGTGGCTGAAGAACCTAGGGGGTAAGTTGGTGAAGGTTGAGCGTAGGCAGGAGGTCTACCACCACATTGAGGATGCCGTTCCTGATTGTCACTCCTCAGAAACAGCTATGGATGATTACTCCAAGTATGACTATGTCATCAACAATAACGGCTCCGAGAATGAACTCTTAGCAGCAGTGAGCGCCATGCTTAACACATTAAAAATCAAAAATGCCGCTTGACCTGCCTCTAAACTATGCTAATGAGAAGTTGCCTCCGGTGAGCAAAGAGCTTATTGTCTGGCTCAAGCAGGTATATCCTGACCGTATGCCTGAGAACACAGAAAGTTTAGAGGCCATTAGATTTAAGCAGGGTCAGATAGCTGTTGTTAAAACATTGATCAGTATAGAGGAGGAATTAACCGATGTGCTTCGCGAGTAAACCTAAGATAATACAACCACCAACGCCCGTAAAGGCTCCCATAGCCCCCAACAAACCAGCAGAAGTATCTAGAAAACCTAGGAAACTGGTTAAAAAAGACGGGGCATCAAGGAGGAGAGGCACTCAGCGAGGCCAACTTGTTGTGCCTCCTAGTGGGGTGAATCGAGGCGGTAGCGGTGGCACAGGAGTTTACAGTTGATATGCATGAGGGGTCATTAAAACAATACTATGAGGCCTGCGAAAATAGCAGGGACTCTTATCTCCGTAGGGCTAGGGAGTCTGCTGCTCTTACTATACCTTACCTTGTTCCTCCTGATAGCAACAATAGTAGTACCGATTATGACACTCCATTCCAAGGTATCGGGGCGAGAGGGGTAAACAACCTTTCATCTAAACTTTTACTGGCCCTCCTTCCACCTAATTCTCCCTTCTTTCGGCTGCTTATCGATAAATTTGAGTACGAAAAGGCAAGTGATGGGAACGAAGACCCATCCTTAAAGACTGAACTAGAGCAAGGCCTCGCTGAAATAGAGAAGGCTGTGCAGAGTGAGGTGGAGACTTCAGCCATACGAGTTGGAGTGTTTGAAGCCCTGAAGCAGCTAATTGTTGCTGGAAATGTGCTACTTTATGTCCCAGATAAGGGTGGTTTAAGGGTATTTAACCTAGAACGGTACGTCTGTAAGCGTGATCCAATGGGTAACGTGCAGTCCATTATCGTTAAAGAAAGCCTTGATCCTGACATGTTGCCGATAGCTGTAAAGGAACGGCTTGAAGAAGCTGGGAACCCTGCAGTGACTGCTGTAGGAGCTAGGCAGGAGAAGGTTGTAGACGTCTACACTGGAATTTACCGAAGTGAGGGTAGCTGGATCGTTCGACAGGAGGTTGCCGACATTAACATCGAAGAGGCAGGGGGAAAATACCCCTTAGATAAGAACCCTTGGATGCCTCTGAGATACACAAGAATTGAGAATGAAGACTACGGGAGGGGCTTCATTGAAGAGTATTTAGGTGATCTACAATCACTTGAAGGGCTGACTCAGGCTATTGTCCAAGGGTCAGCTGCAGCTGCTAAAGTCTTATTTCTAGTAAATCCCAATGGAACCACACGCCCACGCATTCTGGCTAATTCTCCTAACGGCGCTATTGTTCAAGGTAACGCCCAAGACGTCACGTGTCTCCAGATGGAGAAGTTTGCCGACTTCAGGGTGGCTCAAGAAACCATAGAACAAATCAAGGAGCGCCTTGGCTTTGCCTTCATGATGAACACAGCTGTTCAAAGGGCAGGCGAACGTGTCACCGCTGAAGAGATTCGGTACATGGCACAGGAGTTAGAGGATGTACTCGGTGGGGTGTACAGCATCCTGTCACAAGAATTTCAAATGCCGTTAGTCAATAGGCTGATGGATCGTATGGCAAAGGCAGGGAGACTGCCCAAGCTGCCTAAGAAGATTGTCAAGCCAACCATTGTTACTGGGTTGGAGGCACTAGGGAGAGGACATGACCTCAATAAACTAGATAGTTTTGTTCAAGGAGCTTCCCAGCTATTGGGTGATCAGTTCGCTACTTACGTGAACATGAGCGATTACCTTAAAAGAAGGGCTACTTCACTGGGCATTGATGTTGAGGGCCTGATTAAATCTGAAGAAGAACTAGAGATGGAAAAACAACAGGCAGCACAACAGGCAATGGCCCAGCAGGTGGCTCCTAATGTAGCGAATGCTGCAGGGAAGATGGCCAATGAAAACCCAGAACAATTCTCAGCGGTAGCTGAAGCTGCTGCAGACCAAATGCAATAACATGGAGAGAGTAACAATAGGAGGAGAAGAGAGTCCTGCTGATGAACCTCAAACTACTGAGACAACAGCAGAAGAAACCCCACAACCAGAGCAGCAGGAGGAAAGCCCACAGACTGACCGTCCCGGCTGGCTACCTGACAAGTTTGGTAGCCCTGAAGACCTTGCAAAAGCCTATGGCAGTCTTGAAAAGAAACTCTCCTCTCAGAAAAACGAGGAACAAGGCCTCCTTACGCAGGATGATTTCGAGAAATACTCTGAGGAGTACACCGAGAAGGGCAACCTGACCGATGAATCCTACGAAGCTCTGGCTAAACGTGGCTTATCTAAGGAGCTTGTGGACGATTACATTAGGGGCCGAGAGACAGTAAACAAGCAGCAGGTAGATGCCTTGTATCAGATAGTCGGTGGGGAGGAGAGCTATGGCGCTATGATTAAGTGGGCTGAAGAAAGCCTCCAGCAAGAAGATTTAGATGCTTATAATGACGCTGTTTCCTCCAGCAACATGGGGGTTGCAAAGCTGGCTATCCAAGGGATGGCCGCTCAGTGGCAAGCAGCAGGGGGTGACTCAGAGGCTACCGCTAGTGAGCCTTCGCTTCTACAGGGTAGTACAAAATCACAAGCTGTCGGTGGGTATGGCTCTAACCATGAGATGATGCAGGACATGAAAGACCCTCGGTATAAGAATGGGGATGTAAACTTCCACGCTCATGTCGAGAAGCGACTAGCTAGAACTAATTTATGAGCCTACCTTATAAAATAAAAAGGCCTGTCGGAAAGGCCAAGCCAAAACCAAGACCTAAATAAATAAGATATTATGCCAGACACAAAACTAAATGTTCCGGTGGTAAACGAAACGGTTAAGAAGCCGGGATATAAATCCACCGAATTCTACATGAGCCTGATTGCTGTAGTCATTGGGGCTGTTGCTTCCTCCGGTGTACTAGAGGGAAGCGACGGCTTGACCAAGGTTGTTGGCCTAATCATGGCCGCTCTTGTTGCCCTTGGGTATACAGGCTCTCGATTAACTCTGAAGAAATTAGATGCAGCTAATGACAGCAGCGATAATAACGATTCTTAAAGAAGTACTGAAACTATTGTGGAATGATGCGTCTATTCCGGTTGCAGCGTCGGTTGCTCCTGCTGTCCCTCGTCGGATGCGTGATGTTTTTGAGCAGCGGGTGCTTGACAAGATCAAAAAGAGTAGTCTTCATTGAACCCACTGACACGTTAGTACGTATGGGGCCTGATGTAAGAGGTCATGTGTACTACTGGACAGGAGAGGGTTGGGAACTCTCTCATAATAAGGTCGAGATACCCGAAGGCTGGGTAGCTGGGCCAGTGAATTTGCCCGAAGGGGAAGCTGAATAGCCCGATACGTCGGACAACTTGGATGCAATCTGAAGGGATTGTAGTTAGATTACAGTGAGTGCTGTAATCGTTTAGTTGTTTTAATAATGTATATAGAAAGGATAATTAACAATGGCAAACATTGCTAATCTATTTGGCTCTTCGCCCTTTACTAGTGGGCGTGTTGGTTCCGATAAACACGGTTCCAGTTCAACGGCACTCTTCCTCAAGAAATTTGCAGGAGAAGTGATGACGGTCTTCGATGAGAAGAATATAATGAAACCTTTGCACACGATCCGCACGATCAGCAAAGGGAAATCGGCACAGTTCCCAGTAATTGGTACAGCCAATGCAGGGTACTACACCCCCGGTACTGACATTCTCGACAACGCTGTCGGGACAGGCAATACAGCAGGCGGTGGCCCCAACCAGATGAAGCAGACTGAAGTTCTGATCCACATCGATAAGGTCTTAATGTCTTCGACATTCATTGCCTCTATTGATGAGTTGGTCAGTCACTTCGACGTTCGCTCTCCTTACAGCCACCAACTTGGTGAAGCCTTGTCTAATCAGTTCGATAAGAACGTACTCAAGGTCGCAATCAAGACAGGTGCAGCACAGAGTGTGAAGGAAGCTGCTGATCGTGCTGCTGCAGATGACTCAGGGGTGATTCCTTCTGCTTCTTGGATAGAAGGACAGACAGGACGAGGTTCTGTTGTTTATTCACAAGCTGGAACAACAGGGTTTGCACCTGCTCAAGGGTCTGCAGATCAGATTGCTAGTCTTGGTTACGATTCCGTAAACACAGCTAGTGCTGGTACTGCTCTGAACAAGCTACGGCACACTCCTACTGCGTCTGTCATTCGTAAGGCTCTCTTTGAGTCTGCACGTTTGTTGGATGAGAAGGATGTTCCTCAGAGTGATCGGTTCGCCATTGTAACTCCTGCCATGTATTATGAG